TCTTTATATCCATCATTTCTACAATTAAGTAATACTGCTGTTTTCATATTAGATTATTTTTTTAAATTTTAAGATATTGTTATTTTCAATTAAGGATATTACTTCTTTATTTGTAGTAAATATACAATCTTCATCATTTCCAAATAATATTCTATATCCTTCATATCCTAAACTAAGTAATAGATCAATAGGAGCTCGTTCTTGTTCTATTTGATAATCAGCACATCTTCCGTCATAATTTTCTATAAAAATAGTAGGTTTATTGTTTTTAATAGTTTTAATTCCTCCCATTAATGCTTTATATTCAAATCCTTGAATATCTAATTTAATAAAGTCTAATTTATCTAGATTAAAACTATCTATAGTAGTAGTTGTAGCTTTTTCATCTCCATCTCCCTCAGTGAAACCTCTCCCACCCCAATTAATACAAGATTCACTCCATTTTACTCCGGGGTTATCCATAGACGTTAATGTTACAGTAGATTCATCATCAGATAATCCTAATTTATATTGAGATACTATATTACTTAAACCATTTATTAATATATTTGTAGATAATACATTAAATATTAAATTTTGAGGTTCAAAGGCATATACTTTTCCTTTATTTGCTAATCTAGCAAACTGAACCGTGTGAAATCCTATATTTGCTCCTCCATCTAATACAATAAAATCTTCTTTTATTATTTTAGAATAAAATTGATATAAATGATTTTCCCAAAAACCATAAGTATTTATACATCCACTGACTAAGTCATTTTCAATAAGACAAAACTGACCATATTCTGTTTTTTTAAAATATAATGATATATCCATAAATTATTTATTTAAATTGTTGAAACTCCAGATTTTTGAACTACTATTGTTGTACACTTTTGTGCAAAGTCTATTGCTTGGTCTATATTTTTTGTTCTAATATATTCTACAACTAACCCTGCTAAAAATGTATCTCCAGCTCCTGAAACATCTTTTACAGGTACTTCTTGAGTAGGATAATTTTTACCTTGGTAATTACATCCATGTTTACCTGTTGTGATTATTGTTTTGTTTTTAATTATTTTGTCTTTAGAAAGAATATCTAGATTTTTTTCATATTCATGATAATTAATTTTAATAAATAATATATCATGAGCCCAATTACCTAATATTTTTTTAGTATCTAAAAAAGTAATAGGATGTGACTTAGAAATAAATTCTATATCTTCTTCGGTTAAAAATCCTTTACAATAATCACTAATTACTACAGCATCATATTCATCAAAATTAGTATTATATAGTATATCAAGATTTATTTTTTCACATTTATCGTTTTCATCTACTCTTAAAAGCAAATGATTATATTTTGAACAAACATATCTAATCTTTTTTATTTCTGTTGTATTGGTAATAAATTCTACTTGGTGTCCTAAAGCCTCAATATTTCTAACTACATTACCTGCCATACCAGGAGTAGATACTTCTTTAAGTGGATTTATGATAGGTATAGGGGCTTCAGGAGCTAATCTGTTTACTTTACCATAACGAAATATATCTAAACAATTATCTCCTATAACTAATATTTTCATTTTTTATCTTTTTAAAAATTTACGCCCTGATTTTACTTTATTCCTCCAGTATTCTAATAAATCATCCATTGTTTGTTCAAATGTATATTCTGGTTTCCATCCTGTATGATTTTGAAATTTAGTAGTATCTGGTATTTGTAAATCTGCGTCAATTGGTCTTAAACGCTCAGGGTCTATTACTATTTCAATATTAGGTATTGTTGATTTACTTACTAAATAATTAAGCATATCTGCTATTTTACAAGTATAAGTACCACCTATATTGTAATATTCACCTGATGTTGGGTTAATTGTTACTAGCATATAATATGCTTTAACAGCGTCTCTAACATCAGCATATGTTCTGAGTGATTCAAGATTACCAACATATATTTTTGGTTCTTGTAATCCAGCTTCAATCATTGCTATTTGTTTAGCAAATGTTGATTCTGAAAATACATCACCCCTCCTAGGACCAGTATGAGTAAACATACGAGTGGTCATAATTTTCATTCCATATGCTTCAGCATAATAACGACCAACTAAATCAGTTCCTACTTTAGATATAGCATATGGTGATGCTGGATGGAATGTACATTCTTCATTTATTGGTAGTTTTTCTTTTGGTACTCTACCAAATACTTCACTTGAAGCACATACGTGAATTATAGCATTTTTATATTCTGATCGTCTAAGTGCTTCTAATAAATTGGTTGTTCCTAGAATATTAGTTTGAAGTGTTTCAATTGGTGAATCAAAACTAGTTTGTGGGTATGATTGTGCTGCTAGATGAAATACGTAATTTGGTTTTGATTTATCTACTGCTACTAATAATGATGCTAAATCATTTAAATCACCATATATTAATTCAATACGTTCTTTCTTATTTATTTCCTCTGATAAATGCTCAATATTTTCTAATGAATCATTCCAGCGGGCTAAACCGTACACTTTCCAATCAGTATTAGCTAGTAAATAATCAGCTAAGTGTGATCCTACCATTCCTGTAATTCCTGTGATTAATACTTTATTCATTTTTAGATTTTATTTTTAATATACCATTCAACTGTTTCTTTAATTCCTTCTTCAAATGTATAGGTAGGTTTAAACCCTAATTCATTATTTAATCTCTCTGTACTTACCATTCTAAATGGGATAGTTGTTGGTTTGGTTTCATCATATATTACTTCAGGGGTTTTTCCTGTTGCTTTTAAAATAGCATTTACAATATCTCCAACAGTTACTGTAACTCCTGCTCCTACATTATAAGGACGCATTGATTCTCCTTTTTCTAATACTAATAAAGCGGCTTTAACAACATCTTTTACATATAAGAAATCTCTAACAACATCTGGCGTACCCCAAACAATAAATGGATTTTCATTATCTAATACTCTTTTAATTAATGCTGGGACTACGTGACAAGTCTTAGGATCAAAATTGTCATATGGACCATATATTGCAGTACCTCTAGTTAAGGCAATTTCCATTCCTGAAAATTTAGAGACATGTTCCATTAATTTTTCTCTATATCTTCTCATCCATCCATATCCATAATATGATTTATATGGTTCTTCATCCCAAAATTCTTCTTCTTTAATAGGATATCTTCTATCGGGATAACCTGTTGAACTATTTAAATCTAAAAATCTTTTTACTCCTGATTTATATGAGGCTTCTAGTACATTTCCTAATACTAGTATATTTTGTAAAGATATTTGTATGTCTGTAGGTACTGTAGAAGGATGAGCAATAGCTCCTCCAGAATGAACAACGTAATCTGCTCCTTCAATTAATTTAAAACAATCTTCTAATTTAGTTAAATCAATATTTTCTAATACCTCAAGTCTTTCATCTTGAATTTGAAGTAATTTATTATGTGTATGAGTTTTTACCTTAGCTCCTCGCTCAAGTAATTCTAAAAGATAGTGAGATCCTATAAATCCAGATCCTCCCGTAACAACTACCTTTTTGTCTTTAAAGAAATTTTCCATAAAATTGTTGTAAATTATTAAATGATGAATTATTATATTTTTTATTTAATTTAAATATAGGATTAGGAAAATCCAAATTTGTTTTATATATATGTTCTCCTAATAATGTAGATGAGTTGAAATAATTTTTTACTTCTTTTAATTTAAGTGAACTATTAGAAACAAAATCAATTATTCCATTACATGAAGTATAATCTTCACTAATAAAAAATTCTAATAAATTTTCCATTAAAATATAATTAAACTCGGATTCTCCAGATAAGCTTATACTCGATATATTATCTTTTAATTTAGTAATATGATTAGGCCTCATAGTATTACCTAAAATCATAGAACATCTTAAAATTAGATCATTATTGTTTAATAGGGATTCTGAGAATTTTTTAAATAAGGAATATATTGTAGGATTTTCTTGATAAATATCTATTGATGAAATATAAATAAATTTTTTATAATGAAGAGATTGTAATCGCTGAGTAAAGAAAATATTATCATCTAAATATTTTTTATAATCTATTACAGTGTTTTCTCTATTAAAAGCACAATGAATTATAGTATCGTAATAATTATTTTTTATTAAATTAAAATTATTTCTATCTACTCCAATAACATTAGGTAAATTTTCATAAAGATATTTTCCTAATCCACTTCCTATTCCAGTAACTAAGAATTGATGCTCCATATTAGTGATTTACAAATGCATTATATCGTTTATCAAGTATTTCTTTATTATTTAAAAACCATTCAGTAGTACGTTTAATACCTTCTTCCAATGATACTGAAATATTAAATCCATAAGATTTAGCTCTAGTCATATCAAATAGACGAATTTTATCTCCTGCTGGTTTATCTGTTAACCATTTAATTTCAAGTGGTTTACCTGCATATTTAACAACCATTTCAACTACTTCTTTAATTGAATAACCTTCACCTGATCCTAGATTAATAGGTTCAGTAATCTGATTTTCAACAGCAAATATCATTCCTAAAGCAACATCATCAGCATGAATGAAATCTCTAATAGTTGAACCATCACCCCATACTTCTAACACATCGTTTTCTTGTGCCTTCCTGATTAATGAAGGAACTACCATTGCATTCGCTGGGTTGAAATTATCGTATGCTCCATAAACATTAGCTGGTCTTACAATTGATATATTTTTAGTACCATATTGAATACCATAGGCTTCCGCTTGAAGTTCACCTATACGCTTAGCCCATCCAGCAAATCTATCATTTGGAGACGGCATTGTACTCCAAACTGTATCTTCAACAAATACATCTGCTGGAGCATAAACCCCAACTGAACTAGTATATAAGTACCATTTAACCTTTGCTCTATGAGCTGCTTCCATCATATTAGTATTGAATTGGAGCATCGGCACCATAAAGTCTACGGGCTGTTCAGCACACATTTTAGGTGAACCTTTAATACCTACTAGATTAAAAATATAATCTTTACCGTTACATATAGATTCGCACTGATCAAAATATCTAAGATCAACTTTAATATATTCTACTCCTTCAGGTAGATCTGAGGGTTCGGTTAGATCGGCTACTGTAATTTGTGCTCCTTTTTCTAATAGAAATTTAACTAGCGAGCGGCCAATCATTCCTCCTCCACCAGTAACTAAAACTTTTTGATTTTTAAACATTATTTATTTTTTTACAGACATTAATAATTTGCTCTCTAGTTAATTCAGGATGATTACCTACATAAAGTGCATTATCGTGAATATAATCAGAATGAGCTAAAGCTCCAACTATTTTGTATGGGAATTTTTTAAGATAGGGTTGTCTAGCCTGATTACCACCCCCTGCTGTTCCTAATCTATATTCAACACCTTCATCTTCTAGTATTTGGCATACATCTTTTAATTTATCACGAGTAGCTCCTTGCATCATTAAAGGTAAAGCAAAGTTACTATTTCCTGTTGTATTAAATCCTGTAATAAACTTACTACCGTCTAAATTAGATAACCAAATATCTAGATTTTCAATACGGCGTTGAATATTATAATCTAAACGTTTCATCTGCTCTATTCCTAATACAGCATTTAATTCTGTACTTCTCATATTAAATCCAGCTACAGCAAATGTAAATAATGGATTTAGATCAGGATTTGTTAGTTTATAATGTTCTTGTAATTCAGGAGATGCTTCTCTAGTCATACTATAATTTAGGATCATTAACACATACTGTTCCACCTTCGATAGTGGTAATATGATGTCCAAAGTAAAATGAGAATAATGAAATATCACCAATCGATCCTACTTTTTTATCTCCAAATTTAGCACCATGTGCTTCACAACAATCTTCAATTAATATAATATTTTTTTCTTTACATAATTGAACTAATTCATCTGTAATACCATTAAATCCTAAAGCATGTACCATTACAATTGCTTTAGTATTTGGTGTGATTGTATTTTTAATATTTTCTGCTGTAATACAGAAGTTTTTCATATCCACATCTACAAATACTGGTGTCATTCCTAGCTGAGTAACAGATGATATATCAGATACCCATCCGATAGGAGGAACAATTACTTCTCCAACTCCAACTAATTCTTTTACCATTGCTATTGAAATATAATTAGCAGATGCTCCTGAATTAACCATCACGCTGTATTTCATTCCTAACCAATCTGACCATATTTGTTCAAATTCTTTTACTTTTTCACCATTAGTAAAACGTTTTCCATTTAGACAGAAGTCGGCCAATACTTCTCTATCACACTGAGTGATATTATCATTTATTAACGGCCATGTAAAATTATTTTGTGCCATAGTATTCACTGTGTTCTATTATTAATGTTGATTTTTCACTTTCATATGCTGTTTTAAAAGCATTAAATATCTGTTCTGGTTCTGTTAACTCTATTACTTCTACTTCAGTAAGCATTTTTCTCATTGCTTCTGTATGATTTTGAGTATGTTGAGGACCAGCACTAAATGGTACTTTAGAACCTACTGCTACTCGAATAATAACTTTAGGTTTCATATCTCCTTTAGACATATCTTGCATTTTATCTAAATGATTAACTAACTGATTTAAAGATAAAATGAAAAAATCAAATCGAGGATAACATGTAATAGGTACCCAACCTTCTAAAGCCATACCTGTTGACATACCTAATTGTGTTTCTTCAAGTACTGGTAGTTCAATACGTTTGTCTTGAGGGACATTAGCCATTGTATTTGAAATAGCATGTCCACTAAACCCAATTGCTTGTCCTAAAAATACTGTGTTTGGTTTGGTTCCTAACCATTCCATTGATCGTTTTAATTCGTCGAAATATTTCATGTTTTAAATTTAAAAGTTAACCCATTTACCTGTTCCGTGATGTGGATAGGACATTTTATATGAATAATAAATTACATTCTCAGGTGCTTCCATTCTTTTACCCCAAGCAATATCTGTAGGAGTATGAACACTTAAATTATTATCTTCAACTACAAATTGAAGTGGTAAATTAAAGTTTTGAGAATACTTATATGCTTCGTGAAATACTCCGGTTTCCATTGTCATATCTCCTATAAAACACCAAACACGACGTGGTGAATTTTTGCGTTTAAGACCCATTGCTGTTCCTAAAGCAATAGGAATAATACCACCTACAATAGATGAAGCATAAAAGTTAGGGTTAATATTGTTAGTACCCATACTCCTACCTTCACTTATTTCTGTAAATAGTTTTTCACTATCTACACCATGGAGTAAAGCATGATAGTGATTTCTCCAAGCGGAAAATATCCAATCACCTGGGTGGATATATTGAAATAGCTCAATTAAGTGTTCTTCATTGTTTTTAGAAAGATGTATAGGTCCCTTAATTTGACCTGCTTCGTATGCTTCTTTTACTCTGTCTTCAAAAGAAATAAGTTCTTCAGGAGTAATTTTTATATCTCTAACTTTAGTGTAATGTGAAGGTATTTTCATAATGTGTTGAATATAATATTATTATTTTGATTTTCCAAATTAGATTGACTTAATTTTTATAGTTGTTGTTGGTATATTTAAAGATTCATCAATAACATAACAATGAGTTTTTCCTATAGAATTAATACTCTCAGCTGTATGATAAGTATAGACATCTGGATCGAATCCTTTATCATTACTGTGGGAATATTCGCTATTAATCATAATAGCCATATCTATTGATAATCTAGGTTTAGCATTTTCTCTAATTAAAGTTCTATGCAAACAAGCATGATCCATTATAGCTAACGTTTGTTTATTTAAAGTTCCTAAATACTTAAAACTTTCATAGCGAGTATTTCCCTCATCGAAACTTTCAGCTTTATCCAAATAATTATCATGTACATTAATAGGCTCATTAAATTCTACTGTATTGTTATTGACATCTCCTAATACCCCAATCAAAAATTGACAATCTCCCATATGTCCTACCCAAGCATCTGAATGGTATTTACTTGTGTAATAAGGTCGAGATTTAATTTCATCTGATTCTACTGATGGTTTATATCTAAGATTAGGGATAACTGTTTGATTAATATGAGAATATAAACCTAAATCATTTAATATATTATTTAAACTGCTTTGTATTTTAGTAAAGTGAGACGCAATTTCATTTTTTGGTTTAATAATCCCATTAGGAGTTTTATTTGGTAGATTCATAATTAAATCATTATTATCTTCTAAGAATGAGTCTGACCATATAAATTCTTTATTGTATGCTAAAGATAATGTCTTTATTAGATATTCTTTAACAGATACAATTAATTCATTGTATAAATCTTTATTTATAGTATAAAAAAGTACACTACCTGGGGTGGAAGCTTCTTGTAAATTAGCTTTAGGGAAATTTGTATAAACTTTTTTTCTAGTTTCAATAATAGTATTCATTATATTTATTTTTTAACTTTCCAAATAACAACTGGATATCCTTCTAGATAAAGAGATCCTCCATATAATCTTTGTTTAATTATAATTTCAATTTTTCCTTCTTGTTCTAGTTGCTCTAAATAAGATAAATATCCATTTAAATATTTTCTTTTTTCAGAATACAAAATACATAATTTATCAACTAAACTATTTTCATTTAATAATTCAGAACATGGTTCAAAATTAATACATAAATCTGGTTTTTTAATTAAAAGAAAATTAATAAATTCTTTATAGTTTTCTCCAATTTGTTCAAGAGCATTACACGTAAATATAACACTACTTTCTGGGATTTCCAAATTATAGTTTGGATTAAAAAAATCAAAATTATAACCTTTAATTTTGGTATTTATTTTTAAATTATTTATTTCTTCAATAATATTTTGAGAGGCTTTAGTCCAATCTAATCCTATTAAATTAATATTTTTATTAAAATTACCAAATCTTAATAAGTGATATGCTGGGCCGCAGCCAAATTCAAATAGATTATTATAATTATTTCCTACATACTGATGTAAATAGGCGTCTATTAAGATGATTAATTGCTTATAATCAAAATTCTCTATATTACTTTTAATAAAATTTCCTTTCCATCTAATTATATTATATTTTCCAAAATATTTAGGTACTAAATTATTTATAGAACTACCGTTTTTAAGTAGTTCAAAATTTTCATACCATCCTTTTTCCCATTGCTCTAATCTATGTTGTCCTGCTGGTTCTAGTTTTATATTTAAATGATTTATTATATTTAATATAACACTATCTCGTTCTTGTTGATTTAATTCTTGATACTCCAGATTAAAATCATCAATCATTTGCTTACATTCTTTACTAATTTTAAAATTAGTTATAGATTCTATATCTTTTGTTGTTATTTTTTTCTTCATATTATTTATCTCGTAATGATAATATAGGATTTTGAATAGGCCAAGTTATATTAATTCTAGAGTCATTCCATTTTAAGGTAAATTGATCTTTAACATCTGGGTACTCTCCGGGGTATGCCCATTTATAAAAAAATGTTGCTTCTTGACTTAATATAAAATGTCCATTAGCAAACATAGGTGGAACTAATACCTGTTTTCTATTTTTAGCAGTTAGTATAATAGAATCCCATTTTAAATAATTAGGAGATTCAGGACGATTATCAACAACTACTAAATATACTTCACCAGCTAGACATGTAATTAGTTTCCATGATTTAGAATCACCATGTAATCCTCTTAATACGTTTTGTTTTGATATAGATACTTTATCATGATTGAAAATCAAATCATTTTCCTCTTGTTTGAATAGAGTAAATAATTCACCTCTAAAATCTTCAAAGCAATCTGGTTGGAATATTTTTACTTCTGGGAATATCATATATTATTTAATTCAAAGAAATTGTCAAAAAATTCACTTAACTTATTATCAGGTTCATCCTGTTTAGCTATTTCGTAATTATAATCTATATATGGTTTCATTTGATGGTATACTTCTGGGGTGAGGTTATTAATTATTTCTAATAATTTTTCTGCTGTATTAAATCTAATAATACCTCTTTCGTCATAACCAAACTCACTTATATTTGGACATCCCCAATATATAGGAACAGTTTTTGTTAAAAAATTATCTCCTATTTTATTATACCAATTAAAATGATTAACATTTTCAATAACTACATTAAACATACTGTCATTAAACAAAACTCTACGTCCATAACCTATAATATCAACTCCGGAAGGGATATGGGATAAATCTTTAGTATAATTAGCATATCCTGGTCTAGCTTCATTTTTATGATCATAATCTTCTAGTACATAATACCAATTATTAGGAATATTAATTTGATCTTTTAAATTATAAACTTTATGTCTTAATATATGTCCATCAACTAAATTTTTAGTACCACATAAAAAGGTAATTTTAAAATCTTTTATTTTATCTTCTATATAGCTTATATAATCATAATCTACTGTTCTTCCGCTATATGTAAATAATATAGCATTAGAACAATATTGTATAATTTCACTACTCCACGTAAATACCCCAGTATACAAGTGACTTATATGCAGAGCATTTGTATGAAATCCAAAAAACTCATTAGGTTCATGTAAAAATAAAAAATTATAAGGATTTATATTTAGTTGATTAGCATTATCAGGGAATTTATCATACCAAAAAGTAAATGGTTTGTCTTGATATTTTTCTTTTAAAATATCAAAGAAAGGATCAGTATCTGAATTTCTAAAATTAGAAAATATTTTCATTATTTACTTATTGAATGATACTATTGAAAATCTAGAACAAAGAGCAAAAGACTCAACTGAACTAACAAAATGAGGAGCTCTGAATATTTGATTATTTAATAATACAATTCTATTAAATTTAGGGAAAATAGGAGAATTATATTCTTTATTATCATGAGATAAAACATTCAATATTCCTCCCCAATCCCATCTCCATTCTTTATTAACATAATAAATTAAATTAATTTTACCAGCATAATCATCAATATGAGTTCTATAATGATCTGTTTTATCTAATTTATAACATCTTACATCAAATTCATTTACTTCAAATGGAGACACTTGTTTTAGTAAAGGAATAAAATAATTATTAAATGTACTTTTAACAACACTAGATGATTCTAATTGATTTGATCTATTAAATCGAGCTGTATAAACTTCACTTTCGTGAGGTAAAAATTCATTTTCTGATTTGAATATATGAGTATAATGGGATTCTCTAGTTTGTTCTATAGGATTCCATTCTTTATTAACAATAAAGCTATCATGTATTTCATTAGCTAATTCTAAAGGTAATACATCATCAATAATTGAAAATCCTTTAGTAATTAGATCTTCTGTGTTATTTTTTAAGGTATAAGGCATTTCCGTATCCATTTAAAGTGTTTATATATTTTCGTTCAAACTTAAATTTGCTTAAATAAGAATCTAAATCTTCTACTTTACAACAATCTTTATAAAGTTCTTTTTCATTTACTTCTGTGTAAATAGCATTAAAATTTTCTAGTAATGAACCTAAACCATATAAGGCTAATAGTTCTGCTCCTTGTATATCTAATATAAGTACATTGTGTTCATTTTCCAAATTATTCTCCAATAAAATTGATTTTAATGTTTTAGTTTTCAACTTTAGAATGTCAGTAACTACAACATGTGGGTGTATTTCTTTATGATAATCTAAATCTAAAATTGAAGAACTAAGTGTATTATTAGTTATTTTAAATTCAACTTCTTCATCATCTTTATCACTTACTACCCCTTGTATAATATTTAAATCAGGATTATTTTTTAAGTTTTCTTCTATTAGATTAGAAAAAGCTTCAATCCACCATATTTTATTAGATGCAGTATGTTGTAAGTATGCTTCTAATTCTTCACATTTGTGAGCACCAACATGTAATATACCTTTAACTTGAATTTTAAAAAAATTAAGTAAGTTACTAATAGATTCCCCTGGGTATTTTTCTTTTATCATTTTATAAGTGTATAATTTATTGTTTCGTAATTAAATTCATCTTTTAATAAGAAAATTGCTTTCTTTAAAAAATTTAATAATAATGAAGGATTAATATGATTTTCGTCTGAATCATACAGGTCTTCTCTATGAGGGAGTAACCCCATTGCTTCTCCATATCCAAATCCACAGTTTTTAGCTTCATCATTTAATAATCTTTCTTCTGCTGATATTTTAGATTTAAAAAAATGCTTCCAGCTAATTGTATGATCCCATTTAATTTCATCCATAAATCCTACACTATGACCATCTGCAAATCCTATATGTCCTAATATAATATCTCTATTATGAACTACAAATTTTTTACCTAGTGATGCTGCTATATAAGCAAATGTGGTTTCAATATGATGAGAAGCAAATATATCAGGAATAATTCTATTATCAAAAGCATTATATATTTCTTTATCAAATAAAACAACATGCATGTTAGAAGCTCTTCCTAAATTAACACAAAAATGATCCGTTTCTAATAGTTTATCAAGTTTATCCCAACAATCTGAGTATATTCCATCTAATCCATGATCATTATCTACTAGTGCTAAAGTCATTGCACTATTACTATTGTAGTGTACTTCAACTAGTTTATTTATTATTTTTCGATCATTTTCATATTTTTTAAATTTTACATCAGATGCAACATAAAGATAAGCATCAAAGGGTCCAAATTCTTTTTCACATACTTGTACTGTTTGATTGCATGTCACACTAATAGGTAATATATCTTCTATCCAATTTAAAATAATATTATTATGTTGATTTTTTATTTCAGTAAGTATAGCTTTACTACTTTCATTTATTTTACAACCAGATACTACAATTTTATAATTAGGGTAATCTTGTTCAATGATATCGTTAAGATGATTTACCCACATTTCTATATTATTAAACTTTATACCACATATATTAAAGACTACTAATATTTTTTTATTCATTTCCTCCATTATATTATTTTTTTATCTATTAATATTTTAATTCCTTTATTTAAGTATTCTTGCATATTAGCTTCAAATTTATCTCTTTGTTCTTTAGCTCCAATTTTAATTTTTATAAAGTCTTTATAATAATTAGTAAAATCTCTTTCCTTTAAAGGACCAGTTTGGTATTCAAAAATAGTTTGACCTTTTAAAACATATTGTTGAAAATCAACTCCTTTTAATTTAGCATATTCACTTAACATTAGTGAATACCAATCCCAAGGACCATAACCTGTCCAATCGTCATGAACCGGGCATAAATCTTCATAAAAAGCTTTATTATATATATCAAACCATATAGCCCATTTACTTCGTTGTGTAGGTTGTAAATATAAATCTCCTTCGGCCATTTTTAAATCATATCTAATATCAAATATATCTCCTTTATCCCAGTCTTCATAAGGTATATTTAAATATTTTTCATTAGTGATTTCATCCCATGTTTGGTCCCACATTTTATATATTTCTGGGGTTATGACAACGTATTTATTTTGAGTTATTTTGGCTGCATTTATCAAAGATGGTATTAAGGTTTCACTAAAGTATATATCAGGGCATACAGGGATATAATAATCAAATTCTTCTCCATATGCTATTTTTTGCATATCTAATAATCCATAATTATCATCTCCATCATAAATTATAGAATTATGTTTATAATCTTTAAGTAAAATAGCTAAGTCATTATATTTTTTTATAAAGAATTCTTTTGGTAATTCACTATTATCCCAATCAATTAAATAACTAGATAAATTTAAATGAGTATCAATAGTAATCTCTATATCATTACTTAAATGATACTTAGATTTTTTAAATTGAATATAAGATAATAACGCGTAATCAATTTGCCAAGGCATTATTAAATAAAATATTTTAACTTTTGTCATATTTTTCCTTGTTTAATTTCATCAACAATTTGAGCTATGGTTAACTTTCTGCCTAATATATTCATTTCATTTCTAACTCCTGGTTGAATTAAATCAATCCAATATAAAAATTCTGGTAGACTTAAAACATATCTAGTTGTATTTTGTATTGTAGGTTCAATACCTTGGCTTAATTGTCTTTTAAATACATTTAATATTGTATTAGGAGTAGTAACCCACTCACAAACTTCTATTCTAACTATAGTATAACTTTTATAGTTGTTTCTAATATACTCTTCAATATCACGTTTGTGTTGTGTGTACCTATCTTGTTTATAATATATTCCTAAATTAGAGAAATAAACTACATGCTTGTTTGTAGGAACTGTTTTAAGTAAATTAAACTCACGTTCATATTCTTTTTCATCTGTACATGAACTATTACTAACTCCAGAAGCGAAAAATACAATATCTTCTTTATCATTAAGTACTTTAGCTATACTACCATTACCTATTATCATAAATTTTTTATTTTTCAGTAAAAACTTCTATACATAATACATTTTCATCATTTATCATAACCATACTCCCATCAGTACATTTAAATTTAGTAAATTGACCTTGCTTTATCGAAGAAGTTATAATACCATGATATGTTCTTTTAATACCACCAACAAAATGTATAATTTGAGTTACTACTTCACCTTGAGTATTAACTGTTGATTTCATATTTGGATATTCTGTATTAGGCATATTTTTATTTTTGACTATCTCCTTTCCAAACACGATATGAGTCGGAATCAGAGTGGGTTGTTGATACCTCAAATATAGTACCGTCTGTTATTGCTTCTAATTGATGTGGTTGTCCTGGTCTTTGTCTTACTATATCTCCAACTTTAAGTTTTTGTTCAACAACTTCGGCTGTTTCAGTATCAATCCATCTGTAAATGAATTCTCCTTTATCAACATACCAAGTTTCATCTTTAATCATATGGTAATGCATACTAAATTTACAGCCTTTTTTAAATATTAAAAGCTTACCACAATACATTTCATTATTTTCTATAATTAATTCTTCACCCCAACCCTTAGGTACTTTACATCCTTCACAAACTATTGGTTTTTCCATAATTTAAAATATTAGTTGTTGATTTATCTTTTATTCTATCGAAATATATAACTTCTTTTATATATTCTACTCCTATAATTGGTTTACCTTTATAGTCACTTCCTATAACCATATAATCTGGTTGGTATTGTTTTATAATATTAATCAATTGTTCATCTGTGTCAAATACATCAACACTATTAATATATTTTATAGAGCATAAAAATTCAGCTCTATCTGACAATAAATTAAATGGTCTATTTTCACCTTTAAATTTTTTAATTCTTTTATCAGTATCAATTCCTACTTTAACACTTCCTAATGTACTAGCGTATTCAAGTAATCTTATATGCCCTATATGCAGAACATCAAATGAACCATTTACCCATACTTTTACCATGATATTTCCCAATCTTTAAATTCTGCTGCTAAACAATCGATTTTATAATCTTTTCTACCTCCCATTATCTCTTGGATTTGGTTTTTAGCAGTATTACGAATACCATTCAATCCATGTGTTAATGCTAATGCATTAGGACCAGATTTACCACTACGAACATTTGACTCATTATGCCATATATGTAAATTCATTTGAGATAATACTATAATTGCTCTAATAGTTTCAGCAGTAATTGGTTCTTTACTTTCATCCAAGTGTAATTGAATGTCATGTACTATATCTGCTATTTCTGTTGAGTATTCATTTTTATGTTCTGTAATGAATACTTCTTTTAATTGAGTTATACTTAGTCTATCAATTAATTCACTTAGTGTTGGTAGATATTTTCTTTCTTTCATAATATGTTATTATAATATTTAATAATCTCATCCATTGTATCTTCAAAATTATATTTAATTTTCCATCCTAGTTTTTTTAATTTAGATGAATCTCCTTTTAGTTTAGGTACTTCTGATAGATTAGATTCTGTTTTAATACATTGTTTATAATCTAAGTTAAGTTTGGTACAAGTATATTCACAAATATATTTTATACTATTTAAAGTACCTGTTGATATAATATAATTATCTGATTTTGGTTGTTGTAAAGTTAACCACATAGCTTCTATATAATCTTCTGCATTACCTATATCTAAATAAACATTTAAATTAGGTATATAATAATTTGGTATAATTCCTTTTTTAATATCTATTATATGTTTAATTACATTATTAGTTACTCCTAGTAATGTTTTTGATTTTGGTGATTCATGATTATATAATATTCCATTACTAACATATAAATTATTATTTTCTCTGTAATTATTACTTATATTATAAGCAAATAATTTTGAAGAAGCATATGGACTGATTGGGTGAAAAGAGGTTGTTTCTCTCTGAAATCCATCATTATCTATTGAATTTCCAAACATTGCTGATGAGCCTGCTTGGAATATTTTAGAATTAGGAGAATAGTTTTTAATATTTTCTAAAAGTATTAAAGTACCTATTAGAGTAACATTAAAGGTATTTAAAGGATCTCCATAACTTAATCTAATATTACTTTGTGAGGCTAGATTATATATTTCATCAAAATGATTTATTTCTAATAGAAAACGTATTAATTCATTATTTAATAAATCTCCATATACTAGTTGAAGATTTTTATTATTAATAATACTATCTAAATTTGTTGTATTAGATTTTTCTCTTAATAAACCCCATACCTTATATCCTTTATTTAGCAAAAATTCTGCTAATAAAGAACCATCTTGTCCTGATATTCCTGTTATAAGAGCTTTTTTAGTCAAGACGTTTTCCTCCTCTTAATACAGTATCATATACTTTATTTTGATACTCTTGTTTAGTAATATGTTTCATATGATATAATGACCATTCTTCTTCATATGGTAATTCAGTATATGTTTTATACCCAGTAACCATTCCATGAACTTGAGGTTGACCTTCAGGATCACGCCACTGAATAGTAGGGTTATTACGATATATACGTTTTTGAGGATCAGGAAAATTAACCCATCCTTTTTCATTTACTCTCCATCCCCATTTTTGAATATGTTCTTGAGTAAGTTCTTCAACAAGATTAATTCTAGGTACTATAAATACATCTACAGGATTATCTTCTAATAATGCTTTAATATTTTCTAATAGAAATTCGTTTGGTAATTCGTCAGCATCTATTTGAAAAATATACTCTCCTGTACATTTAGATCCTAAATAATTTTTATTAGCAAGCCAATCTTGTTGAAAATCAAAAGGATAATAAGCATAATTATCTCTTTTAAAATTTTCCATAACAGCTATTACTTCAGGAGTAGCTCTATTTTGATCATAGACAATTATAATTTCATCTTCATCATCTATTCTAGATTTTAAAAAGGTTAATAACCTATCTAATTCTTGGTGTTCAATCCAAGCTGTTAATCCATAACTAATTTTCATAAATTTTATTTTCCGTTAAAATAACCAATATAATCTAATGCTTCTATAAAGTCGCGTTCTACAAATTCTTGTTTTGTTGTCATATCTGCTTTACCATCCTTTGATTGTACAGCTGACCATTTCCAATCTTCTACTGATGTACCTTCAGCAAACACCATTGACTTATCATCTAGCATTACGCTATTTGGGTACCAATATTTTCCATCAGTATCTTTAAATCTAAGTGCTTTATATAGTTCTGGGAGTGTAGTTTCCATTTGTTCTAAATTACTTTCTGTAATAGTGTTATTGGATGTAAACCCACATCCCATACAAATCCAAATAGTTACTGGTTCTTTTGTTATTTCGCTACATGCATTTGATCCACATCTAGGGCAATCTATTAATTTTTCAGTCATTATTTATTTTATTTGTAGTATTAATATTCCAATTAGTATTATCTAAGGTATATCGTGTCCATTTAGTTGGATCTTCTTCTACTTTATCCAATTTTTCTCTTACATCATCCCACTGTTTAGGAGTAAGAGTAAAATTATTAGCAGCTTGAGCAAATCCTTTAAGCCATATTACAAACTCATTTGGTGTCATTATCTTCTACTTTTTTAAGTTTAGGTAATTCGATTTTCTTTAATTGTGGAAGTTTCAATTGAACTGGTTTTGGAATTTTTTCATCAATTATTGAAATTAATTTTTCACCCATCTTATCTAAACTAAATTCAGTACGCGAACGATACGATTGTCTTTTTGCCCCATCAAGATATTTATTATAATTTTTATAAACATCTTCTAGTACTTCAGCTGCTTTTTTATAATCAACCGTAAACCATCCAGATTCAGGGATAAGCATATTTTGTACTACAGCAGATGGATGAATTTGAGTAATTTGACCCGGTAGTAATGTGGACATTTCAGCATCTAAGAAATCAATATGGCCACTATAATTTGGAGCAATTACTGGTTTTTGGCTGATAGACGCTTCAAGTAATGGTCTGCCATATCCTTCACCTTTAGTAAATGATACGTGTGCTTTTATTTTAGGGTGATTATATAATTCATTTACTTCAGTATCTTCTAATTCACCATGAAGTAGATATACATTTGGTAATGTACCATCATCACCTACAAAAGCTCGTATTTTATTTATTTTTTCTAATATTTCATCCCTATCCATTATTGAATAGGTAGCGGATGATGTTTTTAAAATAAGACCTGGTTTTTTAGTTTTACCTTTGAATGTTTCAAGGAATGTTTTAATTAACATACCTGTGTCTTTTCTATCTTGTCCTATTTCACCTTGTAACCAGTGACCTACAAATAGATAATTAAATTCTTCATTAATTGTATCTAATACATTTCCCACTTCACTATTTACTACTTTATCTAGTTTTTGATATATATTTGTATTAACTCCTTCGAATAATACTTCAACTGGTTTATTTAATTTAATAGTGCCTACTATTCTGTCATCTTGACTTCTGTCACGTTGCTCAAAAACAGATTGTTCAAATACTTTTTTAGCATGTTCTGATGAAACTAAATTTAAATTCATTCTATTTAGTCCTTCTAACCAACTAGGATCACATATTGTAGTTTCAATACCTGCTGTTACACCAATATTAAATTTACCAATAGCTTGAAATTCATTTGGTACTGTGATTTGCATCCAGACATCTGGTTGTTTAGGTAATTGGGGGTGAGGCCAAATACAGTCTAAAATTTGTTTATGTTCAGGATTATCTTCCTGTAGGAATCCAAATGGAGTAGATCCCCATCTTTGTGGTAAAATTTTAATATTAAATCTATCTGATTTTAAAAGTGATTTTACAATATCTCTACTACGTGCTCCGTAGCCGCTGTACGTATCAATTGGACAGCTTATAAAAAATAGTGGTTTCATATAACTTATTTTGCGATTGCGTATTTTACGTAATGTTTTGGTTGTTTAGGTGTTTCTACTTGAATTAATTCGAATCTATGACGTGGTTGCCACTTAGCAAAGGTTGCATCGATACCTTCAATAATATTTTTAGCCATATTTTCTGCTGTCATCATTGCTTCATCTGACGTTACCCATTCGTGAGCCGCCTTACATTGTTTAGCATATAACTCAGGATTTTGTGTTTTATTAAAATATAATTTTTCAATTTGAGAGGCAATATCGAATGGTTCAGCTCTATCATCAAATATATAAGGTGTTGGGATAGAACCTACTAATGATAAATTACTTGGGAATACTGGATAGGCCCATTTACCATGTTTTTTATATTTACCTCTATGATTTGATCCAAATTCTTCAGTGAATTTAATCCAATTACCTGTTTCATCTTCAAATCTCATTTGATCTTGCATACCACCTGTTACTGTTGCTATAACTGGTTTTCCACAAATCATTGCTTCAGTTAATGATAATCCCCACCCTTCATTTGAACTAATTAAAGCACATCCATCAGTAGCGTTATATAATAAGTTCATTCCATTTGCTGGGTATTTATTTTGGTCAAAGATAATATTATATTTTTCTTCGTTGCCAAATAACATTTGCCTTACTGCTTCTAAATCAGTACCATTTTCATCTGCTACTTGTGTATGTAATACTAATGCTACTTTCTTTGCTTTATCTTCTGGTAGTTCATCAACAAATATCTTCCAAGCTAACATTAAATCAGGAACGGATTTACGACGGATGTTACGCGCATTATATAATAAAGTAAAATCGTAAGTTTTTCCTCCATATAATTGTTTTTTAAATTCTTGTAATGTAAGATATTCAGGATGTTCAGTTGTGATAGGAAAGAAATGTTTTTCATTAATACCATGTGGAACATACTTAATTACTTTTTCTGCTGCTATTTCTTTTCCTAATACAGCATGATTTATATTTTCTGTTTGTTTACTAATTGCTAACAATGCATCACATGATTCATAATAGGATTTATTATACATTGGATAAGGTAGATCATCCCATATATTAAGATAAATAATCGGTATTTCTTTTCTAATTTCATGTTCCATTTGAAATAACCAAATCCAATATCTTGGGTCAGTAAACATCATTAATGCATCTGGTTTTTCTATCTGGATTAATTGTTTTAGTAATAGAGGATCACCGTATCCATTAACTGGATATAGAGTGACACTAGCATCTTCTATACCAGTTTGTTGATTAGTATCACCATTAAGATCAAATCGTTTACCTTGATCTGGGTGATTAATAGCTCCTCCAACGTTTACCCAATTGTAGTGATGTGCTGTACCAACTACGAGTTCGCGACCCATTGTTGCTATACCAGATGTCATTCTGATATCGTCGCATAATAGTAAGATTTTCTTACGTTGTGATTGTGGGATGTAACCTTCTTTCATGTAACTGTTTTTAAATACTTCCTGTAAATTG